CGTATAACAACATTCCAGCCCAAATCAACATCGACATCTACAGTATCTCCGTCCACAATTTTTACGATGGTTGCGTAATATTCAAACTGCATCCTGCTTCTCCTCCACGTAGTCCTCTAACTTTTCTACCACTTCAGTAAGTCTGTGTATAAGTTGCATAACTTCTTCTACATCTTCTTCGTCTAACTCTATAGTTAATTTCATTTGTTCTCTTTTATGCCGTGTATTTCTATAATAAGTTCTGCACAATGTATGATCTTTTGTAGATCAGTTAGACCACCTTTCTTTTTCCACCGTGAAACATACTTAACGATGTTACCCTCAAGCAACGACAAGCCGTTCTTCTCAGCATACTCTGCCGGTTGGATAGCCATATCCTTGTAATGGTTACCGCCAGTTTGTTTCTCTAAAGCGTTTTTCATTAATGCCATTAGTGTAATGCTCCAGTAGTTTCTTCAACTGCACCTTCTTCATCCACATAGATGTAGTCGGTGTCATCGGGCCAACTAGCAAGAAGTCCTTCCCATATCTTCTCAGCTTGCCGTAAGTCTTTTATGTCCTGCTTAAGTATAGACAGCTCTCTCTTTAGCCTTGCTTTGGTTAGTTTTTTCATAACTCCCCCCTTAGAATTTGGTGCGTACTTCGGGTAGAAAGTACGACTAACCGTAGCGTGGCTTACCCGGTACATACACAAGGTTGGAGAACGACGTAGCAGGAGATTGACGACCCTACTATGTAGTTTTTAGTCCTTGCTATACACTGAGGGTGTTCTTGGCTAACGAGTACCAACCCACCGCCCTCTGGGGTATTACAGAGGTAGAACTTATAAGACCTTCTGTAATTCTTAGCACGTACCATAAGATTCTCCCCATCCACCTTCGCAATCCAAAGGTAAATCTGAAGCCCACGTAGGACGCACTCTCATACTTTTTTCAACAAACTTCATTGCTTGTTCTACTTCATCTTCAGGAGCAATACAACCTATTGCATCGTGTACCGTCATTACTACTTTGTACTTCTGTGATACACGCAACAACTGCTCACCAATAACAATCCGTGCCAACGCCTGACATATATTCTCTATAACTTTACCACCATAAATTCTATTAGGCAGGATGGCTCTGCCCCTCCGTGTGTCGTACACGGTTTCTGTATTACCTTCCTCGTCGGTTTCATTACGTAAGTTTGGATACCTAACATACAATCCGTTTGGTAACTCAATACCTACAGACCCATTAGCCCAAACAACTCCCTCCCTACCAAAATCAAACGTCTTATCTTCCATAATATTATTTAGAGCTTTACCGGCAGAACGCCACAGCTTAGGTATGTCAGGGTATGTTTCTCTGTATACTTTGATAATACGATCACACTCATCTTGCTCTAGTTCTACACCAAACGTTTTAAGTTGAGACTTAAATTTTGCAGCGCCCATTCCATACCCTGCACCTAGTATCGTAGTCTTACCAACGAAACGTTCTTCTTTCGTTATCTCATCTTCGGGCTTATCGTAGATAGCTGAAGCCATAATCTTATACACATCATCACCTCTGTCGAACGCCTCTACTAAGTCGTCGGCTTCTGCAAGCCAAGCTAAAGTTCTAGCCTCGATCTGAGACAAGTCACAGTCTATAAACTTGTACCCTTCTGGAGCGCACATTGCTTTCTTAAGTTGTGAACCACGAGGTAAGTTCTGCATATTAATCTTGTCATCACCACCCCAACGCCCTGTATGTGCCGCGTAGTAACGCAAGGGTATAGGTAACGTACCTCTCCCTGCTATGTCTATAAAACGCTGTGTACGTGTCTCTTCTATAGTAGACTTAACGCCTAGTCTGGCTGCCACAAGTGCTTGCACCTTTTCATTCTCGTGTTCAAGTAGCTTTTTAAACTCCTCGTCAGTCTTAGCAAACGCATATGTTTCTTTGCCAGTAGTGGGGCTGATCTTCCGAGGGACAGCAACATTAAGTTTTTCTAACAGTTCTGCAAACTTAGCATTGCTCATTAGTTCTTTACGGTCATGCGCTATCGCCGACATGAGCCTTTGTTTAGTAGCTTTAATCTTTTCTATATGCTTAGTTAGAATTGAAGTCTCTAATCTTATGGTAGGCTCAGTGAACATACGTAGCGTTAGATCAATCAACGCCATCTCAAAGTTAGGAAAGTCCTTCTTAAGTGCCTTGAATAGCTTATAGGTAAGTTCCACATCCTGTATGCAGTACCCTCCGTAGGCTTCAATTTGATCGGGAGTAAAGTCCAAACGTTTCTTACCCACAGCACTATGCACCTCTGTGCCTTTGGCTCCGAGTCCGTAGTATTCAGCCAGCGCCGCAAGACTTCCTCCTACTTCTATAGTATGTATAGCTCTCGACATCGCCAGGGTATCTGCAATCTTCTTAGGTCTTATGTCGAAATGCCAGTTAAGTATAGCCATATCGAACATAGCGTTGTGCGCTAGCGCAATGGAGTTTGCCCAGTCAAACTGATTTAAAAACTTAGCGATTTGTTTTTTACTGCCGGTACACCACAAAGGGACAGCATCAGTATCCTGATGATAGTAGTTGCTTGTGTCTGTAGCTTTTACAGCAACACCGATAACTTCAAACCGAGAGTCTCTTACATATTCTTCGGTAGTGAGTTTGGTTAAGCTGTAATCTTTTGCGTAGTAAGTTTCAAAATCAATCGTTAGTATTTTCATTAGTAATGGAATCCAATAACTGGATGACGTGAGGTATGGTCTCCTCATTGATAACACAAGACAAACCACCTGCTTGTTTTATATCATTCAGTTCTTTAAGTTGTAACGCAGTAGCTTTGTTCTTACCAGCTTTACATTCTATACCTATAAAGCGTCCGCAATAACAAACTACGATGTCGGGTACACCACTCCTACCCATACCATAGCTAGCAGGAAAGAAGTAGTAAGCACCTCGTTCTTTTAACACTTTTACTATTTTATTCTTAACTTTCTTTTCGGGAGTAAGTGCCATACAGGAAGCATAGCAAAGAGGTTGGACTTTGTAAAGACAAAAAAAACCCTGCGCTAAGGCAGGGTAAATGGTACATTCAACCTTGACAGTCTAGGTTGGAAATTCTAAATCTTCATCGTTATATTCATCAGCTATGCGTACTTGTTCCTCCATAACTGTTTCGTATCCGTCCTCCTTATTCATATAACGCTTAAGGTCTGCGGTTACTCTGCATGGTACATCATTATCGTTCATTTTTTTCTCCTTTACATATTGAGTTAGTACGTTACGTATTGCTCCAGTATAGTTACCAAACTGACCTGCATTTTTAAAGTAGTCTACTACTTCAGTCGGTAACCTAATACTTAGGTGTGTTAAAGTAGGGCTTAGTTGTTTACCTCGCCGCCTAGTTGTCTCCATCATTGTTCTCCTGTTGTTTGTCTAACTCCTTACGTGCGTTGGATAAAACTTCAACGATGTACTCGGCTTTTTCATCGTCTACAGCACGTTCCCGAAACATTTTCTCCCAGTGAGCTATTGCTGATCTTCGTTCACTTCTTGGGCCAAGCACCTCCCTAGCATCTTTTATAATTGTCTTTAGTTCAGTAATCTCCCCCTTAAATTGTTTCAAAGATTTATCGTAGGCACCGTCAAAGTCATAATAGACGGTCGATGAAGCACGGTTGACCGAACCGCCATCCCCATCTTGTGCCATGTCATACCAATAATCTAACTCCTTTAAGTAGCATTCAGCGTTGGCGAGTAGAGATTCTAGCAATGGTGAGTCTATCGTTCTTTGTTTAGTCATCATCGTTCTCCAAAGGTAGGATTCCTACCTTGTTGTCTACGTAAGCAGTTAAAACCCTTCGTAGTTCTTGAGTATAGTTAGGGAATGATCTGAAGTGATCTACCACATACTGTGGTAGTCTCACGTTTGTGTGTACAAGGACTGGCTCTTTCTGCTTACCCCTGCGGTTTATTTGGTTTGTAGTATCTACAGTAGTTGGATTAGTTGAGTTCAAGTTGCACCTCGTCACGTATGAAGAATTGATCGTCCTTTAGTTTGTACCCTGCTCCGTCCACGAATGTTTCGATTGGAGATATTTTTAGTAGCCCCAATGCTATTCGCATATCTTTAGGCATGTCACTACG